CTATCAACCTGAGAGATCAGGGCATAGTACTGACGCGGGGACAGCACAGCAACACGACCTTGCTTAGGAAGGTTCTTCTCATCAAGGATTGAAGCGGCTTCAAAGAAGCTATCAACAATAGCTTGAGCATCGAACTCTTTCTGGACACCAAGTTGGATCACCGAACCACCGGGCTCAGGACCAGGAGCAGCAGTAATCGGGTGAGCTTCCCGTGCAGCTTTAGCGATCGTACGGAAGATCTTCTTGTCATAAGCCTCAGCGAGGGCATGACCGATCTTGGAAGCGATCTCGGAACGCAGAGAGTAGTGAGCGAGGGTTTCGTCCAGGTCATACACAAAGGCAGAGCTGACGAGAAGATCGTCACAGACGATGGTTTTTTCCGCCACCGGGGGATCACCAGACCCAAGGATGGGAGTACCAGGGGTGTGGTAACCGGCCAACATGCGGCCAGTAAAGATGAACTGCAGGGACTTACCATTCTTCAGGGTACGGGTCTGCACAGTGCCTTTGGCAATCGTGGCAGACTCATAAGCCTTGAACAGCTCGCCGCTAAACAGTTTCAGATAAGTGCCGTACTTAGAATCATAAGGACGGGCACCGGACGTATCGGCTACAGCCTTATTAATTGCGCCGAGTACGGTTTGAGTAGTATTAGCCATTTAAGTAAAGAGAGATTAAGGTAGTCTTCTCTCCAAGCTTGGAAAAGTTTTGCGCGTAATTATATCCAGTTTGTGTGGTCTCTCCCACCGTCATGACTAAAGGTTATCCGCGTACGGGCCAATAGTCAAAGAAAAGGGGGTCCGTCTCTGAGGTGCCCCCTAAACAAATTAGACAGGACGAACGATTACAGGTAATCGCTGTCCACCGGGATTATTCATCTTGCGTTGCTGCAAGCGACGAAGCATCTCCGGCGTTGCGTTCGGAATTCCTTGGTAGTTTTGACGCCCAGGAATATATGGGTTATTCAGGTCAAAACTAGGATTTGATTGAGAAATAGATAAACTATTTTTTTTCTTTTTAGTTTTAGGTGTTTTTTCTTGTTGGTCTTGTTGTTTCAATTACTCAGACGGGTAATACTAACCCTTCCAACTCCAGAGTTTGTAAGACCGATAGCATCAGCAGCTCCCTTACTTAGATCTAGATCTCGACCAGAAATGAATGGTCCGCGATCTGTCACACGAACAACAGCACATCCTCTGTAGCAGACTTTAAGTCTTGTGCCAAATGGCAGAGATTTATGCGCGGCTGTAAGTTGATACTGATTAAATCGTTCTCCATTAGCACTTGATCGTCCATGAAAACCAGGACCATACCAAGAACTAATAACAGACAGAGTAGTTAGAATAGGAATCATGATAAGATAGCGAGGGACTTTCTTATCTCCGTCAACACAATAAAGCCCTACAGCTACTCGCCAGAAGTAGGGCTATTTAATCAGCAGCCTTTCTTGCCGCCGCCTTTACCGCCTTTACCGCCTTTGCCTTTCATCAGAAAATACCAGGAATAAGTTGACCAGTCGTAACATAAGCACCAATGGCAGCGACCACGCCGAGCATTGCAAGGCGACCATTGATGAGTTCAGCGCGTTCTTTGTTCGTCATATTAATGGGTGGATAAATTAATCAGGACATAGCTTCTTGGCAGATGATGTCTGCCCCAATGTCAGCAGCAGATGCTGACGTAGTAGTTGCCGCGATAGTAAGAACGTCGGGCACGTTCCCCCTTACATTGTTGTAAAGGGCAAACAGGTTTGAAAGATCCAAATCCAGAAGGCCACTACCACCAGCAGGAGTGGTAAATCTCATCACAACTTCACCACCACTTAAAGAGGTAGCAGAAACGTCACGTTCAGCAAAGCTACCAGGAGATCCTAAGGTACTAACAGCAGCAAACGAACTACCTGTCAGTACAATCGGACTAGAAGTAGAAGAAGCAATGACTTCAATCTGTGCAAGAGCTGAGGAGGATAGGAGAAGACGTAACGGCAGGATCTGACCACGGTTAATAAGTCCAATCGTGTAGCTCTGTCCAGCAGTCGGTGCAGTAGTGATGGGCAGTCCAGTTACAACATCAGCAAAGATAAGTTGGTTAGTGGAATTTGAAACAATTCTTGCAACCTGATTGGTATCGGGAAAATAAACACAACGTCCTCGCCATATGTTAGTAGCCCAGGGAGTACCGCTTACATTGATACTTGAAGTGGTACCGGAAACGATAGCAGCACTAGCCTGTGTGTACTCACTAGTCCCCATTACCCGATTACGAATGGACAGGATTGGTGAGCGAGTCGTACTCAGTGGAACAGTCTTACGAGGAGTACCGAGGGCCATACCATAGGAGTAAGTGAATCCCCGTTGTTCATCTTGACCTCCTTCAACCATTACGGAGACACCATAATGGAACATATCGTTGATGGCAGCAGTAGTGCCATAGTTACGCTGCTCGTACCTAACAGGCAGGTTACCTGTACGTGCCCACGGTGCCGTGTTATTAGGACGGTTACCAGCACCAAAGTTATGGAGAACAATATTACGTCCTTGGATAGTCACACCAAAGCGGACAGACCCTGCTCCGTACCAAGCATACTCAATCCAGATCATTTGGATTAAGTTCCAGTTGATAGTACTGATCTTCCTAGTGTCTCCATTAAACTGGGACAAGGGAACCTTAGTATCAGTTGGGACTCCAGAGGCATCAGAGCGAATTACCACCTGCATACCAAACGGATTGGTAGCACTTACAGCAGCTCCATCTTGTTCAAAGAACGCTCCATTACCGTCATCAAAGAAACCAACACGATTATATTGGTTAGCAAGTGCAGTTCCAAACTGAACAGCACTAGACAAGAACATAGATTTACCAGGCTGATAGCGGTGATAAGGCCGTGATTGTCGGATTGCTACATCACCACTCGTTGTAGTCAGCCTAAGTCGCACACCACCCTGACCAGGAAGGTGGGTGATAGTTGCAGAACCTGACGTAAAGTTCTCCCAACGAAGAGGTTGAAGACCGTATTCAAAGTCAGCTTCGTAAATATTCTGATGTCGTGTTACCTTAAGGCGACCAAAAACATCAACATTCTCATCCAAAAGTTGGATGGGGTCAGACTGCCTTACAGGGGCAAACGTCTGAGAAGTGCCAGTAAAGCTATTGGGTCTTCCTGGCTGGTATGAGTTTGTCATTACTGATTATGTTGTTTAAAATTAGCTAAATAAAACTAACCAATCAGAAGCTCAACTCAGATCGTTCAAGTTTGTCGAACACATCTTGCCGGTAGGCAGGGTCATTTTCATAGCGAGGATCACTCATCGCTCTGACAACTTCTGCTTGGCTACGGAATACATCGGCCTGTGATTTAGCTGGTTTACCTTGTATAGTTGTACCTTCAAAACCCATAGCATCAGTGTATCGATAATAGAGCGCCTGTAGAGCTAGATTAATTGTATTAATATTACCCGAATCAACTACAGAGTCAAAAGCTTCAATCTCTTGTGGGGAAAAGTTTTCTGCAGCCCAACCAACAAGCTGCTCGTAAGCTGCTTCTCCACCCACTGCATTCTTAATTTGATTGATTTGTGAATCACTCAATTGCTGACTTGGAGCACTTCTCTGTTGAGTTGATTGAAAACGCATGTACGCTTCGACAAGCTCCTGAGAGGACATCTTGCCAAAGGCTTCTAGAGTCTCGTCAGAGAGCTTACCATTTTTTGCATATTCATCTGAGGCTTCAGTCAGAAGAGCAACAGTGTTATCTTCCTCTTCTTGTGGCTGCTCTTCTTCAGGCTCTTCCTCTGATTCAGAGCTACTTTCACTTTCTACTTCTCTAGAGCCTAACTTACGTTGAAGTTCAATATAAGCTTTTTCTAACTCTGCAGCGTCTTTAAACTTCCCGGCAAGAAGGTCTTGCTGCTCTTGTTCAAGACGCTCTCCAATTTCATAACTTTCAGCATCACGAGCCTCATCAGCTTCAAGCATTTGAGGATCGTTGCTGGGATCATACGTCAGGGTTGCCATAAATTGTAGTTGTCGTCAAACCGCCCAGTCCTACTTTTGTAACTCGACCATCAGAGCCTAAGGTGGGGCGGCCAATACGTGGCTTAGGCGCATATTTGTTGGTGTCGAATGATGTTGGTTTTGCAATTTCAGATTCTTCTAACCCTTCTGGAAGGGATACCTCCGTGGCCTTAGGCTTCTGGAGCTTGACCTTCTGAGGGCGCGTTGGTTTGAGTTCCGAGGACATTTGCTATCTGTTCTATTGCTTGTGGATTTTTAGTTGGGTCAGCCATTGGAGCACGGGCAAATTGACCAGCCTGTTTTGTAAGTTCAATTTGCTGTTGCTGAGCCATCATTTGCTGAGCTTCAGCCTGCTGATCTTGAACAGACTTGACAAGATTCAGAACATCGATACCTTGTGCAGCAGCAAGACGTTTGATCGCCTCATCAGGATTGATGAACTTCATCAGTGCTTCAGGTCCGAGGGTCTGAGCGATTGTTGTGATGAATGCAGTTAAAGATTCTCTATCTTGACCCCGACCAAGTGCATTGATGCCAGCCACAATAGTAGGCCGCACCAAATCTTTAGGAATAGATGGAATCTGTTTGTTTCGTTGCAACACTAACAGCTTTCGATTCAGATAGGGAATCAAGAACTCAACTGTGAGTAGTGAAAACAATCCACCAAGTTGCTGCTCTAGTTCAAGCTGTGTAAGCCTTACTTCTTCAGCAGTAGTCCGTTCACTTTGACGGACTGTAAGAACAAGGAAGGCATCGGAAACTCGTCTCTCTAAATTTGCCACCATTTCAGCAGCAGTTCTAAAGTCTGCCGTTTTACCAACCTGAACAACTTGCACATCATCAGGTCTACCTTGGATGATCGCACCGTTTCCTGCGTTGGCCAGGGTGGCTGGTTTGGTGGTACTAGAGGGAGAGACAAGGAAGACGACTTTGGCAGCCGCTGCAGAGCCTTCTACGAGGGCCTGAGAGAGTGCCTCAAGGGCACGAAGATCCCCAATGAACTCCTCTACTCGTCCTCGTCCATAGTCTTCACCATCTACTGTGTTCCATCTAAGTACGAGCCATGGAGAAGCATCTTTAGGAGCTTTACTTACAGTACCAGGAATTATTTTATCGAACGCCTCTTGGTGCCAAAGCCATCTGTTACCATCACACCTTACATGGGTATACACTTCAACGTCATCATTGATAGAGTTCTTTCCTGTATCGCCTGCATGGTTAACCTTCTCATCAGCATTCAAGAATTCATCTGGTAACAGCTTACGGCAGATCAGTTCTTTTGTGACAATCTCAATAACTGAACCATTGCCATCACGCTCTACAACGTAACGGTTAAGCGGGTAATGCTTGAGGCCATGATCTCCCATATGAATGAGAGCGTTACCTCCAACAACAAGGTGTTTGATTGCTTGATGGACAACTACTCGATCGCTTGAAGCAGCAATCGAATCCATCACCATCCTTTCTAGCTTGGAGAATGATAGATCTAACTCGCTGCGAATCTCTGCAGGCAAATCAGTTCCAAGCTTTTCGTCTCTAATCTGTAATTTAAAAAATGTAGTCTGAGGTGGCAGCAATGCCAACATCAGTTTAGCTGCCAGGGTTACAACAGCCTTAGCTCCAATACTCTGCCATGGTGATGGGAGAATCTTACTTGAGGACTGTAGAACGTCTTGATCAATAAGGTACGGAAGGGTGAGCCTTGAGCACTCGACTGCCGTATCTAAGAACTGATTCCTGGTTGAGCTAAGATAGTTGTACCTGTCCTTAGCTGTCATCCGATGTTAATACCTGAACTAGGGTTGCGATTCCCTAAATTCAGGGGAATCTTAAGTTGATTTGTTCCTTGGCCAACAGTACCAGCAGTATCTGCCTTTGATTTTTTAGTCTTAATTCCTATTGACTGATCTGGATTTCCCAATGCTTGAGGAGGTGCAAGTGGTGGCCTTGGTGGTGGTGGAGCTTTAGGGCTCGGTGGCATCGGTAGTGGTGGTGGAGGAGCTGGTGGTGGTGATGATGATCCGCCTAAACACATTAGTCTTCATCCATGTGATGTTTAATGTACTCAACTACACTCCTCTGTCCCGCTCGGTACATAATCTGTGCGTGAGTATTTTCAGGGTGAGGATTTAGTGGTGGGAAATCATCCTCTAACCGCTCTAGAAGAGCAGCCATCTGCATACCCTTAACCTCCAACAGGCTTACTTCTGTATTAGGCATATTGTGGGAGGTTGGGATTTGCGTGTTCAAAGAAGGCAGGCATCCGTGCTCTCTTGGTATCAGAAAGTTCAGGAGCCCTCCCTTCATACATCAAGCGATCACTGGCATCCAGCCAAAATTTTTTGTTTAAGTATTTTGATTCTGATTTAGAACTCAGTGGTTCCATCACCCACTGGATAGTTGCCTTACGGAGTTTATCAAGAGAAGGAGAGATGCTAAGCCCCAACTCACTACAAACAAGGCTATTGGCAGCAACGTGAACCTGTTCATCTCGACTAATATCTGCGCTTACTGTTCGGATACCAGCGTCACCATTAAACCTAAAGAAAGGCAGTAGTACGAAGAAAATTGCACGCTCGGCCACCAACGCTTTGAGGATCGTGTGATCAGGATGCGCTTCCCAAGCAGCTCTAAGTCTAAAGGACTCCGCTTCAGCTTTAGGATCAGTGCCAATCGCGTTGGCAATGTAACCGAGAGCCAAGTCGTGGTTCTCTTCGTCCCTGACATTAGACAAGAGCAGATCTGTTGATAATACTGGAACTTCATTTTTAAGTGCTTCTTTGATAAACTCGCCAACAGGGAGTTCCATATGTCGAATAGCAAGAGCACGAAAGATAGTCTCTTCCGCACCCTCAACAAGCTTTCCGGCTGTGGTCTGAACAGGCGACCATTTTCTCTTTCTATTTAGTAATTTCTGATAAGGGTTCATTCGCCGCAATTACACTGTGGAGCAAGATCGTTTAGAATAGACTCCAGGTAATCGTTGACTTCTTCTTCATCCAATGCGGCATATGCACTGGATTTATCTTGAACGTCACCCATAACCTGGAGCGAATAATAAAGGGAGGTTTGAGGAGATTTCAACCACTCTTCAATAAACGCTTCGTCGTAGGTGATCACATCTGACCAACTATTGAAGCTATAACCGTGAAGAAGTCCCGTACGGTCAAGCATCTTCACGATGCCGTTAGCAACTTTAAAATAATCATCCCAACCAACTTCACTAGCAATTTCTACGGGGCCATAGTCAAAGGACTGGACACCGAAGGTGCCACTATCTCGGTCTACATAGCGTGCAATGGGTGGAGCGATCTCAGGGCATGTCGTGTACCCATCAATGTCTTTGTAGCGGTAGCTGCAGCTTGCTGTAGGTGCGATGGCAAAGGCTCTATCCATCTTATTGACCTTGGCAATTTGTGCAGCTTGTTCGATACCAGCCTGTATTTCTAGAGCAAGTTCAGCAGCCGGAGTTCTGTGAATTGGAGTACGGCTATTAACGACTTCAAGAGCATGACCGAATTCTTTGTAGGTTACTTTGTACCTACGAAGAAGGTTGGCTAGTCCTAACATACCTAGTCCCACTTGTCGGTCAACAGTTGGGGACAAGTACTCACCACTTGCATCGACATTAGTTTTTGAATGAAGAGCGCACAACTCAGCCATTCCAGTAACAAAAGCTCGTTGAATATCATCGAATTCACAGGCACCAAGATTTACATGTTGAAGCAAGCATGTACCACGAGAAGGCAAGTAAACCTCAAGGCAGACGTTGCCACGAATTCGCTTACCGTTATTATCTACTTTAGTTTTATTAAGCCAAATATCACCTTTGCGGATGCCATCAAGAAGAGAGTCCTTCACTACTTGGGATGATTGCTGCCACCAGAATGGATTGATATTTACGCAACGTTTGACCCAAGGAAGATCGCTACGACTTACAGTAATAAAATCAATAATATCTGGATGATTGAGGTCCAAATGGCAAACTACAGCTCCATTTTTATAGATGCCTCCACGTCGGAGGATTTCATTAAGTGTGCTGTAGATCTTGGCAAAACTAACGGGGCCTGATGCAACCAACCCACTATCGTTTTCCTTTCCTTTAGGTCGGAGTTTAGATAGATGGACTGCAACACCCGCTCCAAAGCGAAGAGCATGACTGACAAACCGCCAGCTTGCTTCAATTCCATTAGGCCCCTCCATAGAGTCTTCAACGACGAAGACTGTGCAGGAGACTGGGAGTCGAGAGGTTTGATCATCAATCCACGATTGTACCCGTCCAGTACGGGCAATAAGATTTTTATGTTCAGATGTCATACAAGATCAATAAGTGATGGGGTGAAATAGTTACTACTTTTTAGAATCTTGCCATCTTCACGTTTTACTGGGTACCCGTAATCATCGAGTTTTGACATATTACTTTCGTGAACCCTAAGAAAAGCTTCCCCTAAGTTCCATCCAAAAGCTGCTGCCATCTGATGGCATACATAGACAAGATCAGATAACTCCTTAAGTAGGTTCTCTTTGGCTCTCCTATTGGTGATGTTGTAGGAGAGTTGCTGTACGGCATCTGAAACTTCAGCGGCCTCTTCAGCGATCAAAGTCTGCTGAAGATTCAACGAGGTAGTCGTCAATCCGTCTGATAGGTTGAACGCGGTTCGGAAATTTTTTGCTCTCCATGCGTACATGTCGTCCGGATGGCAGGTTATCGATTTCATTCTGTAGATAGTGGATAGCTTTTTTAAGATCTTTTTCGATAGACTCTTTGTAACCAGCTCTGCAAATGTACTTAATTGCGTTACCTAGGTGATAGCTTAACCCTTGGTCTCTAATGAAGTCCCAAGGCTCAATACTTCCTCGTTTGTAGTAGTTTGGACCGTGGGTGGTTGAATTGGCCATTGTTTAATCAAATTGCTTACGTTATTTCCAAGGACAAAACACTGTTGCTGGAGTGCCAGGAAGATAGTGATAATGTCCTCCTTTTTAGTATTTGGGTTTCTTAGTGCGTCTTCAATTTGACGTAGTTTGAACTGCTGCTCCACTTTGAGTTCCACTACCGGCATCGGTGGGAACCCAAAACTTTGGGGTTTGATTGGTGAAATCATAATCATTTACTGTAAGGATTTTGGCTAATCTTGCATTCATTAGAGCTACATCTTCGTCCAGATCCTTTTCAGCAAATGCTGAAACTACTGTTTTCCATGAAACCCCATTTTTATCAAGTAAGGCTTCAGCTCTTTTGATTCCAATTCCGGGAATACCGCTGTAACCATCGGTTTGATCTCCAGACATGGTTTGTATTAGAAACCATTTGTAGCCATCTTCAGGAGATATGATTGTGATAGGGTCAACTAGGTTGTATAGCTGTCCTGGTATTTGCCTCATATCTTTATCAGGAGATACGATAATGTGCCCACCAGTTTTTGTAGCTTCAATGCCGATGGCGTCATCGGCTTCTAGGCCACTCATAATTACAACTGGGAATTCTTTTTTGAGCGCCTCGATGACCCTCTTGTATCCACAAGGCTTTTTGCGGTTTCTATGTCCTTTATACGTTGGACAAAGTAGTTTACGGAAGTTAACGCTATCAGAAAAATACAGAATAGAATCGTCAAGATATCCCAAGTCGTTTGCAATCCTAGTTAAATCTTCAAATACTGCTGAATAAGCATCGGAGAACCTGCTGGTAACCAATATAACATCTTCACCAAAGTCAACTTCAGTCTCGCAGGCAGCACAGCACTTATAGACAATGTAATCGGCATCAATTAACAAGCTCACTTACCCTGCCCCCGACGTGGTTTACGTCCATGGTTTGGTAGGGATCTTGTCCCGTTTCCTTGTCTGGTATGTTTAAATTTTGCCCTCGATTCAAAGTTCTTCAGGGCTAATTGTGTTTTAGATGTACGTTTTGTGGGTGGCATTAGTGTACGTCTGCCCAGGTAGATCCGATCTTCCCTTCGGCAGCAATGGGGACTCGGAGGTTGTAGTACTTACCAGCTTCTTCTGCACAACCCTCAAGCTGTTCCTTGAATTGATTAGCTAGCTCTGGCTCGGTTTCAAATTGCAGTTCGTCGTGGATGAATGCAAGTTGGTGGGTATTGTTGTAGAACGACTTCGATACATAGTCAGCGACGACCATCCATCGCTTAGCGATTACCCCTGCCGAGGATTGAAGCAAATAGTTAAGAGCCTTATGTGGGCTCTCTACAGTGATCTTCCGACCATCTATTGCTTTGACATAACCTCGATTAGCTGCCTTACGAACGTCGGTAAGTAGGCGATCCAAACCGTCAATGGCAGCAACGTAAGCGGTCCTAATCTCCGCACCTTTCTTCTTAGCTGCTTCAGGTGATAGTTGTGGATCGTATGAGATTCCAATCTTCTGATCTCCCGCACCATACAGGAAGGCGTAAGTAACAGTCTTGACAAGCTTTCTAGAGATGCCGATCTTGTCAGCATTTTCTTGGTGAATGTCTCCGTTGATCAGTACATCCCCGTATCGGCCACCATCGTATTTAGCGAGATAGTGGGCCAGCATCCTAAGTTCGATGCCAGAAAGGTCAGCACCGACCATGACGTATCCAGGGGTTGCCTTGAATAATTTCCTAAACGACAAGTCGCTAGGTACTTGGGCAAGATTTGGCCTACGGTGTGCACAGCGGTGAGTGTTAGTCGATACAGAGCAGTGGTGGTATATGCGATCATTCTTGACCATCTTCAGCCAAGCATTGTTGCCTTCAGACAACATGCCGAGATGTTTAGTTAACTCAAGGCATCTGTAGAACTGAAGTGCTTCCTCAGTTCCTATATCCTTAAGTACTGTTTCATCGATGGATGTCTTACCAGCCTTTGTCTGTTTACTTGGAACCCAACCATGGATGTTCTCCATGACCCATGCAATGTGGTCACGGCTAGTAGGGCTGAACTCTTTCAACTTGGTGAGGGGTGCTCCAGAGACGTACCCTGTAGAGCTATTAATTCTCTTCGGAGTAAACTCTCGTCCAGCGACGTAAGGATACCGCTTGCAAAGTAGACTTTTAAGATCATCAAGCTCGGAATAGAGAGCCTGTGCAAGTTCCCGTGCAGCATGTTCATCAAAGAACCATCCATGTAGTTCCTGCTTGGTGAGGATCGTTGCGACATCTAGCTCTAATTTGATGAAGTCAGGTATTTGTGGAAATGTTGCCAAAGTTTTTGAGTTACAGTGATGTCCTGAAGCATGTATTCCTGCATTTCTGCTGACCACTTTTTCCAGTCGGCAGTCTTTGAAAAGTCTCCCTTGTATTCAAGAAGTCTGTGTCCCCATGCTTCTAGGGAGTGCCTTCCGTATAGCTGCAGTGGCATATTTTTCCACTTACGCTTGTTGTCTACAGAGAGAATATCAGCGTGATAAATACGACTGAGAACAAGAGTATCCAAAGCAACCCCACGGGGATTGAAGAAAGGATAAATTTGCTTAATAGCAGGAATATCAAAACCAATGATGTTATGCCCGATAATGTTATCAGCATCTTCAAGTATAGTAACAGCCCTTGAAATAGGTTCCTCGTTACCCTCGTCATTGAAAACATAGGTTTCATTACAATCAAGATCGTAGATACCAATGCAGTGGATGCTGGTAAAATCATCAAGTAATCCGTCTGTTTCGATGTCAAAAATTAGGTTCATTATTCCCCAGCTCGGCGGCGATGGCGAGGAGGCAAAGGCGTATTGAGTGCCTGGCAAAGCCCGCATGGGTTTCCGGCACCGCCTGCGCCGCAGGGCTCAGCTCAGCCACGCTCCACCTCCTGGCGCAGCATGCTGGCAGTGGCGCCGTAGCCAATGGCGTCAAACCACTCCGCCACAGCCAGGATCGCGGCGCGTGCTTCGGGGGTCCAGTTGATTACCTCTTCACTCCAGGAGGATGAGTCATCGCAACGGCAAACGGCAATCGCCACCCGCTCCACCAGCCCACCGGCCGGGGCGGGGACCATTTTCTTGGCGTCAGGAAAATGGTCGGCTGATGCTTTGGCTACTGCGGCCCTGATCTGCTCTGGCGTGGCGTTATCAATCGCGTTTAGGCAGGCGCGGAACCGCCGATCGTTCTCCTCTTCGTCAATAGGTTCGGGCTGCTGGTTGGCCTCCTCCAGCTTCACGATCCGAGTCCAGTTGCTTTCGTGCTGGGTCTTCAGACGATCCAGCTTCTCGTAAATGTCCAGGATGGCTGCCTTCTCCGTCTCGCGCTGGGTCTCCAGGGCAGCGATGCGGTCGCGTAGTTCAAGGAGGCAAGAACAGGTGCCGTAGCTCTCCGCCGATTGCTCCATCTTTGCCCATTGCTCCGGCGCTGCTTTGTAATTAGTCATTTCCCTATCCATTTAAAGGTCTTGTCAACGAACTGTGCTTTAGCTACTGCTTCAGGTGTAGGCGGTTTAGGACGCTTAAAAGTCGGTACTTGGGTTGAACTCGTCTGTTGCTTCAGTTTCATGAAATTTACAGGTGGAAAGGTCATATGTCAGCTTGCACGCGATGCCAACTTCTCCTGAATAGCGATTTTTGAGGATTCGCACAGTTGTATCACTTCCTCCAGATGTGCTCTGCTGGTTTCTTTCAAGAGCAATAACTGAGTCAGAGAGTTGTGCAATCGATGCAGATCCTCGCAACTGTCCCAGAGTGACGCGGGCACCCTCCTCGTGGTTTGTATCACTTGACGTTCTTCGCAAATGTGAAACAAGAAACATTGCAATGCCTGTTCGTTCAACCAATGAGCGGAGCTTGGTCATCGTGGTATCAATCATTCGGCGCTCATCGCCATCAAGACCGCTTAGGAGGATGGATAGGTGGTCTAAGAAAATAACTCGTGTATCTAACCCTTGGGCTAAATACTCAACCCTTTGATAGATGAGTTCTGGATCGAAGGATCCAAACCCATCAAACAGGAATAGATTCCAATTAGCTAAGGTTGCGTTATAGGCTTCAGTAAGGGCTTCTTTTTCGTGGATGCCGAGGTGCAGTGGTTTCCCAACTGCAGCGGACATCAAACCGAGAGCAGTACGCCTGTTTGATTCTTCAAGAGCCAAGTAACCGACCCGCTCTCCATTTTGTAGAAGTGAAGTTGCAAGCTCCCTGCAGAAGCTGGACTTGCCAATGCCAGATCCTGCAGTAATTGTGACAAGCTCTCCGTATCTGATTCCGTGTAGTAATTGCTGAAGTCCGCTGAAGGGGTAGTCATGGTTAGCTGGTGGAGATGGAGTAGTTACTAATTCAAGTAGGGACTTACCGTCAACAATGCCGTCTGGCCTGTAGGGTTTAGCGTCCCAAATTGCTCTTCTAATTGCATCAGAATCATTAGCCTGTAGGGCATCTGAGGCATCCTTGTAAGCCTGTAGTCGGGCGATGCGGCACTTGCCAGGTGGTAGTACTGCTGCTGCCTCTTCCGATGCTTTGCAGCCTGGTTCGTCGCTATCAAAGAACAGGACGATCTCTTCATACCCCTGCAGCCATGGGATAGCCTTTTGTATTGACTTCCTAGCTGCTGCAGCGCCACTCGGTAAAGACACCATAGGCCAACCTGGCATCGCTTCTTGACACGATGCAGCATCAAGCTCACCTTCAGTGATCACCACACGCTTACCGGATGATGGGAACAGGTGTTGACCAAATAAGGTGCCTGGAACTTCACCTTCATAGGTGAATATTTTGCTTTTTGTTTTTACTTTGCAGCCTCGAAGTATTCCAGCATCATCGAAATAATGGAAGCGTAGGACGTTTCCATCTTTGTAGATTTTGTAGAACTGACAGGTTTTTTCGGATATTCCTCGTTTTTGCAGCCGTTCTGCTGCTCCTTGCAATCGTACATTAGTGGACATTTGATGATTGTGATTGGTTGCAAATATGTCTACGTCTTCCGTTTCCACATTCGCTTTTCCGTACGAGTTGCACGAAAAACAGTAAGTATGCCCATCGGAGTACAGGGAGTTTGCATCCGATGAGCCGCACACATTACAAGGCAGATGCCTCACGAACTCGCTGTTCGACTCGCTCGTATTCATTTACCTGTTCCTGGTGGTAGTTGCGCCACTCTTGAAGGGACGCAATAAAACCATCTACAATATTTTCTCCATAATACGGAGAGTCTCCCTGAACATCAGCGAGAATATCGTCAAACTGTTCTTTGTAGAACATCTTGGTTCCGTACGGATGCTTAATCATGTCAGCCATGAAATTGGGATAGAGTGGAATGATGTCCATTGGAAGCCATGCTTTTCACACCATTGGGCATAGGTGGTTTTAGATCCCTTGTAGATCTTGTTGTATGGAGATTGGAATACGAACCTTATATCTAATTCTGGATTGGCTTCTTTGACTGCCTTCATCTTCCTTCGGTCTTCCTCGGTGAGCTGACCTTTTGTTTCAAGGTAGATACCGTTAGGAAGCAGGAAATCGGGAGTGTAGTTGCACTGTAAAACGTATGGTACCTTTGTGGATTCGTATTCGTATTTAATCCCCAGGTTGGTGAGAAGATCAGCTACCTTCTCTTCCAACCCAGATCGAAATGCCATTAAAAATCGTCGTCTTCTACTTCTTCTTGTTCGGAAGGTTGAACGTTAGGTGAGCCAACCTTGAAACCATTAGTCTGCCCAAACAGAGCAGCGGCCTCTGTCTCATCCAGATCCCCTCTATCTACACCAGCCGATCCGTTGACCGTGATTACTTGCACAGCGGCAAGCTTCAGGGATGTGCCATAAGTAACACCATCCTTGAGGATGTACGGCTTCTGGCGGAAGGCCAACTTAACAGTAGAGCCACTGTAAAGAGGAGTTGATTCATCAGTGATAGGAGTTCCCTCACTATCCACCACAGGAGGACGAGCTTCAGCATCCCAACTGAACTTAACTTTATATTTACCTTCAGAAACTTCTTCCCAAGGCTCCGGCTTAAGGGTGCTTCGCTTGGGGTTTTTGAGTTTCGACTCAGCCCATTTGAGGCTATCCTTTCGGTCGTCTTCCAGGATCTCAATAAGTCGCTGATCAAGGATCGCAGACAAAGAGTATCCATATTTGGACGGTTTCATCACAGCCTGAAAACCTTCAAGGACAACGGGCTGTTGAGTAATGTGAATAGGTTGTGCCATTAACAGAAAAAATAAGTTGATTCAATCACAGCTTCCGGTTCAAGGTCGCCAATGATCGGTGGTTCGGACTCTGCTCCAATCTGTTTTGCAAAGTCTCGCAAGTAATCATGCTCCGCAAAGAGGTGCATGTAGGTCTCTCGTACCACAGTGGATAGAAGAGACATATCTGTGGCTCGGCACAGCACTGAATCATGGATCAGGGCTATTGGCGCATCGAACCGAATAACAGAAAGGTGAAGCAAAGAGGCATCGAGTGAGTGGATTAGATTTGGACTAGTTGCATTCTTATGATGATTGATGTCAACCTTATCAGTATCACCAGTGGCGACATTGATTCTACATCGACCGAGAAGCTGTAACTCAAGTGTCTCAACTTGTTTTTTCATCAGCTTTTGATGAACCACAAAACCAGATGGAGTTACCCATTCAAGGTATGTTGAGCCTCTCTTGATGGCGTTGGCTACCTCCTTCTCGATCCACCTCATCACCTTCATGGGACCAGGAACGATCTGTTCCATTGCCCCACGAACTGCTGTCACTAATTCAGTCAGCTCCTCTTTTTCCAGTTCAATTCCTTCCTCTTTAAAAGCGTCTCTAATGTATCCCCTATTGCTGAAGGGTTTAGCATTGTAAGGGACAGTCATCACTACACGCTTTGTCTTCTTGCGATCCATGTAGGGCTGAAGACGAAGTGGGCACAACGGCTTTGCAGCCTCGGCAACCACCTTGTAAGCATCTTGTGGCTCAGAGCTGGGGAGAACATTAACTAGCTTGGCTGTGCTCTTGTCACGAGCTAATCCAGCTAGGATCTGAAGACCAGAACAAGTAGCATCAGTAGCCACTGGCAGATCTGTGAAGTGACGATCACATTTAATAATGCAGCGATAATACTCATCACATGCAGCTAAGAACTGCCAAGGCTCGTCCGCTGCTTCCCAATCAGAGATATAACAAATAGGATCACTAGCAACGTTGCTAATCAGTGTCTGATTTTCCTCTACCCACTTCAATCTGTCGGTCAGTGTTGCTTTATCCAAGCCATATGTTGTAGCTACTTGAAACGCTAACCAACCTTCCGCTTCAGGAGTCATAAATGACCCATCAGCAAACTTGAGTAGAGACTTTCCAAAGTCAGTATCTTGTGGAGTTAGGAACGCTGGTATAGGGTAAGCCCTACCTCGGTAGTCAAATGACCAAGGAATGTAAAACTTTTTTACCTTTTTAAATCTTTTGACTGCCTCCATAGTCATCCTAGTGCGACAAGATTTTTTAAATTCTTGTGCATTTTGGTTCATGACTTCAGCCGCTCGCCTTCGATAATCCTTCCGGCTATCGTAGTTCTCTTCGATATCGGCTGGCTTAGGTGGTAAGTCATGGTTGATGATTGGGAGAAACTTACCAACAGAGCGTTCCAATCTGCTTAGCTCTTCTGCTACACCCACGATAAATGGATTAAGTCGATAAGCTACCTTCTGAACTTTATTTAGAAAAGTCAGAGGTGTTTCCCCCTGTATACGGAGGGGATTGCCGCGACGTACCAAGTCGTGACCTCGCATGACCTCGTTAAGGATGTATCCTCCTGGTCTTTTTGGGTCGTTTGTCCAGTCATTAGGCTCGATCAGCATTGGCCAGGACAGTGGGGAGAAAAGCTCGGCGTCCTTCATGACCCTATCTTTGATCTCCAGAAACTCTGGAGTAGGGACAATGTAGTTAACAGTTTTTCTACCCTCTCTAACGCATCGCTTGTCAAACCACCCACTAGTCTGAATGATGCAATCCAGAAGCCAAGTACCTAGTTTGATTCGGTTTGGCCTTCCCCATGCTTCCCACTCTTCTGTGTTGCATCGGTTCATCAAAGTCTTAACAACAGTTAGTTTCTGTTGTGTGCCAATTGATTTATGCCAGTAGTTTTTCTTCAGAGTGTGCAGCAAGCCAGGGGCTGACCTCTCGTAGTGCCTCATGCGACACTCAGATTCTACAGCGAAACCGATTGCATCACAAACCTCTGCAACTTGGTCGCTACCCTGTTTAACGCTGAATACCTTGTCAAAGGTTATTTTTAAAGCAATTGCAGCAGCGGCCAGCGGTTCGATATCTGCCAAGTATTTTCTGATCTCTTTAAATGCAACACCATTTTTTCGTTGATTGACTCTGTGAGTCGTCTCTTCAATGCGAGAAACTAGTTTTGGAAGTAAAGCATCGATTGCAGAAATACCGTAAATAGTGGCGCTGGCATAGCTTTTCTTCTCCAGTTTTTCTGTATTATCCTTCAGCTTTTTTAAACCTAATCTAATTTGGTCTCTTTCTAACTGAACTTGTGCATCAATTTCCTCTGGTGTAGCCAATAAGAATCCTCGCTAGAACCGGTAACAAGATTTATACCGTAGTGGATAGTAGTCAGAGAAAGGAGAGTCGGAGATTTGACCCCGACTCATCCACGTAAGTAGGTTTTTACGGCAAGAACCTGAAACTAGCGCGTCTACCAATTCCGCCACATCCGCGTGTGGATTCCAGCGATGAGACTCACTGAAACGGTGGCCTTGATGGCCGTGAGGCGACTGTAGCAGACGACCAGTAGACGCGCCTAGATCGAAGCCATGGCTTCAGTTAAGGCTGCATCCGTGGTTTTTGCGTAACGCAAAGTGGTTTCGATTCTCTTGTGACCACAGAGGGTCATCAAGGTTCGGATCGGGGTACCGGCTTCAGCGTGCCAAGTGGCGAAGCTGTGCCGCAGGACGTGAAAGCAATAATTGTCATCATTCTTAACAAGGCGGTTAGCCTTTTGGAATGCCCTTAACAACTGATCTTTGTTATTCCATTCATGACCAAACAACAGTGATGAGTCATGCGATGATTGTGAATACCGCTGCTCAAGAATGTTTTCAATCTTCTGATGTATTGGAATTGCACGTACATTACCAGATTTAGTTTTAACCGCTGCCTCTCCACCAACAAGGATACGATTCATAGCAAAATCTATGTCTTTGCGCCTCAACTTTAAAATCTCTCCTTGCCTCATTCCCGTATAAGCAGCAAAAGTGATGATGTCACTTAAGTCCTGCCTGATGAATACGTCAGTGGATACGAAAGCCAAACGATCAACTTCATCCTTGGTAAAATAGAGAATACGACCTTCACTCTCCTTACGTCTACGGAACTTAACAGGAGTTGGAATTAATCCGTCAAAGGCGCAGTGATTGAGGACTGTACTAACTGCAGACACGACTCTATTGATTGTCGCGTCGCTTCTACCTGATTCCTCAAGCTCAATGGATACTCTTGTGATGAGAGGTACATCAATTTTTCGCACAGGGAAAGATAATCCAACTGCCGAGGTAAAGTGACCAGCATTGATGAGAGCAGTTTTTCTGCCATTACCATGTCTCCAAGAGTGTCTAGTTGAAAGTGTGTAGTCCAGGGCATTGCCCCATGTTTTGATGTCAGTCATTAAAAAGAAGTTCCTCAATTTGGTGGATGAGCTGTTTGCCTTTTGGCGTTAGCTTAAGTTGAGTACGTCTCTTGTTCGTAGGATCAGGCTCCTTAATGATTAGATCTAGTCCTGGTTTTCCAAGTCGATGGAACTTAGATAACCAATCTGTGTTGCGACTGCCACTAGCAGTGGTAAACTCAAGGTCTTCCTCCATCGCTGCTTTGTGGCAGTTTTCATGGCTTGCTACATAAAATAGGGTTGCAATGACTTGGGCTGGAAGCTCACGATCTAACAGCCTTAGAAGGTTGATGACCTTTAGCATCCGCTCCATCCGAGGGGAGGTGCGTTGTCGCCGGAGTGGGTCCATGATCTGACCGTGAACCTCCGTATTCTACACGGAACCTACCCAAGTGGACAAGTATATCCGTAAAAGATTCGACATCCCAACCAATATATAGGTTGCCGACTGAAAAGATGGTCACAATGATGTAGTAAAAAGAGTGAACTTGATTAGTTTACCTGGATTTAATCTTTTTGGGTAGAAAACCGCAAATACATTTTTACAGCTTCATTAATCAAAGCGATCAAAGTTGTATCCCGCTGAACAGCTAGAAGTTTTAATTTTTGATGAACTTCCGTGCTGAATATGCAGGTAACCCTTTTCATGAAAAAAGATAAATCAACTAATCGTAGCACACTTAGCTCACTTTGTCGCTCCAATGTGGAACTGTATTTACATCATCGAGCAATTGGCTTTGGGCTAATTCAAGGATCTCGTCACGATGAGGGTGGGATTGAAGTTGTTCAATCAGTTGCTGTAAACGTCTAGAAAAGGTCTTGTCAGTCATTTTGAGGGGTAATAAAGTGGATCCGATTGTGGTCGCAGACTACAAATTCAACTCCGGGAGCATTAATTAAAGTGTTAACTTTTTCTTGCGCTGCTCTCAGGTTTTGATATGTAAATTCCTTCGTTTTCTTTGTGTTACAGTCTGTTACACGTATAAGGCAGCATACACTGGACGGAAGTTCCCATCCTGAGACTTTCCATGACATAACCTCCTCAAATGTGTGAGGAATGAAATCACTATCGTCTGCATCTTTGTATTGTTGCCAGTTGTTCGGGAAGTACTTATTAGTTGCCATAGGTGAGCTGTGCCTCAGGGTTTGGAATCCAACGACCCTCAAGGCTGCTCCAGACAATTGCATTGGGAATCGGAGGAGAAAGCTTTTCAATGATTTTGCGGTTTTCGGCGGCTTGCTGTTCAATAGAGCGGACAGCACGCTCGGTTTCAGGGTTGTAATACATGAGAAAGGAGTAGTGTTTGTATGGTTGTTACTTACCAATCTGGCTCGTTATAGGGTCTTACATCTAAGAGTCGTGCCTCCCTGTCATGTGAAAGCTCTAGTGCAGTCCAAGCTGCACTTTCTGAGTCACGGGCAAGGATGTACTCAGTACCAGTAGAAAGAATGACAGCGTAAGTGCGATGATTGTGATTCAATTAATGCAGTCTCCGTTGAAAGAAAAGTATTCACAGACTTCGTTCATTACTCTGTCAACATAACGTTCGATAATGAACTCAAGGCTGGCATCCCTATCTTCATTCATAAGACCTCCTCTAATACCACGCTCAATGCACTCCTCAAGTAGTCGATAAGTGTTTACTTTCATTCTTTGTAATTTACTAGAACTTGTAAGGCTTGAAACTCCCCGTAAGTAAGTTGGAATAACTCACGCCTTTTATCGCAGCTAATTTCTACATCAAACCCCTCACCGTTGTGCCATTCAGTGACGCTGATAAAATCATTTTCTTTAGCAAAACTACAATAAGGCGAGAGGTTTGAGTAAACTTGACGAACGTTATGAACTTTCATTAATTAGCAATACACAAGAATTTGGCAACTCGTTTGATTTGTTTGGTGAGTTCGGCTATTTGCTCATTTGTGTAGAACGAAGCATCGGATCGCTCTTTAACAGCAATAGCCATAAACTCCACAAGATCAACACGTAGTTTTCGTGAGTCTTCATTAAGAGCTTTAGGCATTATTGAGAAGGCGTTGGTGGAGTGTTTTCAGCCACTTGCGTCGTTGCCGACATTTGGCTGACTTGTTTGCGAAACGTTTGGAGTAACGTTTCTCAGGTGTGTTAGACCTAGATCGAAGTTGGGAGTTCATTATTT